GTTTGAACGACTTCCATCCAGCGTTTTCATAGAACCTATCTATGACACTAAACACAATCTTTTCAAACATTTTTTCATAATCTATTTTGAAATCTTGATTAAACTCTTCAGGTAAGTCGTATTTAAATCCAAGAGACTTAAGACCAAACTTATTCGGAGTAATCGTATAAAAATATCTAATTTTATCTCCTGATGTAATATTTTCATGCTTACTACTTATGCCGTAATGCTGTAATAGTTTGTTGTAGTAAATAGCAGACTTAACGTGAATAGGAGTACCTTTCTTTACCTGCCAGTCGTTTGCGTAGATGCTATATTTCTCATATTCTTTGATACCCATTACAAACGCAATATCGTTGATAGGTAATGACTTGAATATATCATACGTCTCCTCAAACATCTCGTTTGTTGACGCTCTATCTTCAGTCATAATCATATGTTCAATTATCTTCTTCACATACGGCTTAATCGCATTAGGCATTGTAGTACGAACCACCTCAACACCTGTATACTTAAACTTGTTACATGCGACACCTTCATCGTCAAGTTTGTGTAAGACGTATCGTTTCTTCTGTAGAAAATAGCCTCTATCGCAAATAGACTCTCGCTTGAACACAAACCTAGGGTCTTTAGTCAATAGCGTATTACGGGCCCACTTTTCAATATTCTCATTTAAGTCGTCTTCTATATCTTGTACTAGATCTAACACTTCAGGAGTGACTACATTGTTAGTATGTAGAGGTATATCCATGTGTTCAAGTAGTTGCGATATTGTACAATAAGAACTATCTGTATCGTTATATACGATAGGATCTCTACGTTCTAAATCTTTATCAGTTAAACCCGTCTTTTTCTTAATATAGTTGCGTAGAATAACATTACTCTGTTTAATTACATCTCGACCAGTTAATGTAATTGATCTAGCAATATCACCATCCCCCATTTGAGATATCTTATTACCAAAGTAACCGTAAATACGGTTGATAAGAATTTTCAGGGTAAATTGCCAAATCCATAATTGATCGATTTGAAATTTAGTCTTTTTTATTTGCTCTAATAAATCTTGTTTTTCATTATCAGAACAGTTTTCTAATTTAGTTTCTAATACATGAAGTCTTTCACGAGCTTTAGTCCATTCCGCTTTTTTACCTTTACGTATATCATAGAAGTGATCAGTAATACGGGGAAATATACCTTTAGTTTTTTGAGAGAAAAGTTTTTTCGCTCTTGTTACGCATATCTCATTCTTATTACACCACTTAGTAAACTCCCCTACAGTCATCTCTATATCTTTGTTATTGACTGTCTTTATGTAAACTTTATCTTTATCAGTACCTACAATACTTCCTACTTTAGTTTCAGGACTCAAGTTGAGAGTCACCATTACACTCGGATATAGAGAATTAGCATCAAAAGAAATTACATTATCTTGAAACCCTCGCTGTGGTTCTCCTACGTATGCCCCTTCATATTTTTCAGTCCTATCGTCCCCCTTAACAAATGTAGGAATAACTCTCGGAGGATCTTGCTTACGGGCCTCTACTATTGCTCTGCCATTTACAGTACTAATAGTACCTAGTGCAGCGTTGAAAGGAGTTAACCCAATGTAAGAAAGCATTCTCGCTAGGTCCATGTACATTAACTTTTCATCTAGCCTTACTAGCAAGCGTACGTCATGAATATTGTAATCAACAAACTTCTTCCAATCGTTAATAGATAGTTCTGCCAGGTTAGTATCTCCAATATCTACCTTGTTCTCTCCAAGTTCTATATGAGCTATGTTATCTAGCTTATAACTATCCCTCATACCCATGCTAAAAGTTTTATACACATCAAGATAATCAAGCATGGATACGCCTTCTACAACATACTTTGCTGTTTGCTGACCAAAGTTACCCCTATATACTCGCTGGTAAATAGGTTTCATTATTTCGTCATGAACAGGAGAAAACAACCGGGTAGCGTCTTCACCGAGAATATTACGCACACGGTTAATAACATACGGGATATCAAATATTTCACTATTCCACCCTGATAAAATATCCGGTCTATCATTACAGTAATGATCTAAAAATCGTTGAAGTAGTTCTCCTTCAGATTTGCAATGGTAGTAAGTTACATCGTCTGTTTCTGGTTCGTACGGGTTGATACCCCATGTATAATACCTTTCATGTACAGTATCATAGATCGTAATAACATTGATCATATGACTAGCTTCCTCAGGTTTAGGGAACTCGTCTGGGGAATATGTCTCAATATCAAAAAACCATATCTTTAACGGGAATTGCTGAAATTCGTCTGTCTCATTTACTTCCCAAAACCGATCAACTAGGAATTGCTGGTAAGGGGATATGTTTTCGTATATTCGATGATCGTTAAGATCTTCTATCTTTTTTCTTCTATCTAACTCACTCGTAGCAAAATGCTTTCTGAGTTTTGTACCGTAGAGAGAAATACCATCAGGTCTGTTATTATTCGTCTCGCTATAAAAATAAGGACGATAAGGGCAATCTGTTTCAATTCGATTACCTTCTTCATCCCAAGTATACAAGCGCATAACGCGCTGATTCGGTATGTAAGCTAGATTCCTATACACTCCTTATAGTATAGGTGAAAATTAAATATTAATCAACTGATTCCATTGCGGAGGTTCAATAATTTTCGGCGCTTATCTGCGTATGGAAATGCATAGAGCTCTTTATATTCGTCGATGTTGTCTTCCATCCATCTCTTATTCATATACTCTCGAGCTCGCTTAACTTCTTTAACATATTTTTTATGATCTCTGGTAAGAGCTTCGATTTTAGCGATAAGATCATCTCCAGTTTTAAATTTATGAAAAGCCGCTTCATAAGTACACATGTCTTGCATTATACTTGGTATGCCAAATGCACACGCTTCAATAAATTTGAGATCGCTCTTAGCTTTATTAAAGTTACTATCTTCTAACGGAGCGTAGAATAGAGTTGCGTTTAATTTGCTCAAAGCGCTCGGATAATCAACAAGATTAGTCCATTCATGAAATTCAATTTTTCCTTCCTTAACTAAATCTCTCAGAGTTAGTGGAAATCCACCTACAAAAACCCATCGGAATTTGTCTACAGTTTTTCTTATTACGTCATTAACATGAAAGAAATCATCTTTTTGTTTAATACGGTTGTCGATATCAAAATGAGCTCCACTACCACAATAAACAATGCGTGGTTTATTCTTATTTTTTTGATAATTTTCTTTTATTTGATTTATATCAAAATATCTATCCATCCAAAACCGTGGTATAAAATTAGGTATTACTGTAATATTTTTATTCCCAGTTTTTTCAGTATAGTAATCTTTCATGAAGTTATTTGTAACGGTTATCTCGTCACAAAGCTGCATGATTTCCATACTAGTTTTTCTTATAGCAGGATCTTCAAACGCAAATTTAAATTTGTTATAGTCAGGTATATCTTCTTTGAAAATTAAATCATCAATCTCATATACTATATTAAATTTAAATTCTTGTTGTACCTGCTTTAACCACTTTATAAAATTTAATTGTTGTTCTGTAGCTTGTCTTTGAATGCGTATTGTGGTTAAGTCTTTATAAAAGTTCTTATCTCCGATCATAACCGTACCGCCTTGTATGTTTGCTTTCGCATAACAATTAAGAAGCTTTTCAGGCCATATCATTCGCCAATGACCACACCCTGAATAATCGGCATAAAAATTTAACGACCGTGGTAAATCTGGTAGTTCATGAGCAGGTTTTTTTGGTTGTACAGCTGGTTGTACTCGCTGTACATTAAGAAGAGGATTGATAGTAGGTGTTGCGGCAAACGGTAATCTACTTTGTTGCACTCCAAACGGTGTAATCATTATATAAATTTATTAGTTTTCGTCTACAAAATCCACTCTAGTTGTTATTCCGTTCTGCTTTTGTAAGGTTATAACTTCTCCAGTAGCAGCTTTAGCGGACTCTTTTCGATGAGAAATAATGTAAATATTTTCTTTATACTCCTCAACTCTTTCATTTAGTAAGGTAAGCACTAATTCTACTCCCTTTTCATCTAATGAACTATCTAACAATTCATCAAATATAACAATGTTGTACGCTACTTCTCCTTGTAGACGTCTCATATCCATGAATGTGAACAAAATAGCTAAGTCAATATTCTTACGCTCAGCTCCTGAAAAATTAAAGTATGAACAATCTTCTCCCTTTTCGTTAATTATCTTTTCTTCAAACAACTCATTAAAAGAGCATAGACAGTTTGCATCCATTTTTTGAAGATAATAAGCTAGTCGATTGTTTAGTACATCAAGTATTTTCTTTACTATAAAAGATTTTACCCCTTCTTCTGACAGGATATATTTTACAACATTTAATACTTCAAGGTCGTTATGAATATCGTTGGTGTTCTTTTCTAGTTCCTCAACTTCAATAAGTTTATTTTTAATCTTAGATTCAAGATCTTGAATCTCAACACTTGTTTCTTTCTCTTCTAGAGTTTTGAGATTGTTGTTATTAGAATCTAAATCACTACTTAAATTTTTAATATAAGATTTAGCTAATTTGTTATTATTAGCAGTAGTTTTTACATTAGAGATATAAACATTTATTTTATCTTTTACGTCTAAATTACTCTTTTTTAGCTCTTTTAAACCATTAACTTGCTTTTTTAGACTCTCAATATCTTCTTTCCTATTAAGAATATCTTTATTAATTTTTTCTTTTTCTAAATGAATATGCTCTCTATCATTATTTGTAATTTCATGTAAACAAGTCGGACAAACATCCTTCTCTGTCCCAATATTATCTATCTGTTTTTGATAAAAAGATATCTCTGTATCGTGTCTTGTAATATTAGTTTTTACGTCAGAAATTTTAGTAGAAATATCTTCTAGTTTTTCATTTATTTGAATAATTTTCTCTTTTGTGCGTTCAACTAACTCTTTATCAATAGGTTCGATTTTATTTTTGTTTTCTTCTATCTCTTTTTCGATTACAGAAATACGGTTTAGTATTTTTTCTTTTTGCTCGATAACACTCTTAACAATATTGTCTTTTTGTTCCTTTAAGAGAGTTAGAATATTGTTTGAGTGATCATAATCTTTATGAGCATGTTCATATTTTTTCTGTACATCATTATATTCTGATCTAGCTCTATTAAGCATTTCGGAGAA